TGATATATCATACTTAATAGCACAGGGGCTGATCTCGTCGATAGAGAGAGGAGACAGTATTACATATGTACCTACAGATAAGCTTAAACAAGAAGTAGCACCCGCAAAAGACTACTTTGATCTGTTCTATGATATGTACCCTGTCTATGTGATGCGAAAAGATGGAACTAAGAGTTATTTAAGAGCAAACGTCAATAAGTGTAGAAACTTTTTCAACACTAAATGTGGTAAAAGTTCAGCTATGGCAGAACATATAATCAGATGCCTTGATTACGAAATCTCAAAGAGAATGCGTGAAGGCAGTCTGAGCTACATGATGACAATGTGGAACTGGCTTACAAGAAGCCAATGGGAAGCAATTGAAGACGAGCTCAACGATGCTCCAAAAACTGTCAGTACTTATGGAACAGAACTTATCTAATCTTGTAAGACCGATGTCTGTTGTTGCTCAAGAAGCAATAACATACATAGCAGGCAGAAGAGAGCATAATATTGTATCTCTAAAGACCAGATGGAACAAGTTTAATAAGCAGTGTATGGGAGGTATAGAACCAAATACCGTTATGACCATAGCTGGCATCTCAGGAAGCGGAAAGAGTTCATTCGCGAACTTAATCCAGACAGATTTGATTGATTTGAATCCTTCAGAAGATATTATCATTCTTACTTTCTCGTTAGAGATGGTTGGATTTAGGCAGGTCGGAAGAACGCTTTCTAATAAGCTTAGGAAAACGACTTCTGCCTTGTATAGTTCGGAAACGGACCTGGATGACGAAACCTTCAGAAAAGTCATTGCAGTATCCAATAAGCTAAAGGGGTACCCTATTTATTTTGTAGACAATCCTACAACTCCTATGCAAGTAGAACAGATTATACGAGCTTTCTATGAAAAGTACGTAAAAGGTACAAACAAACATTTTGTAGTTATATATGACCACGCGTTGCTGACAAAGCAAATTGGTTCTGTGATAGAAACAATAAGTGAGCTTGAACGTGTATTCATACAGGTAAAAAAGCTACCTTTAACGTCGGTCATACAAATAGCACAGATGAATAGAAATATCGAGTCTTCTGAAAGAATAAACAACCCGTTGTCACACTACCCTATGAGGAGTGACATATCGTCGTCGGATGCTATATTTCAAGCAAGTGATTATGTGCATGTTATCCATAGACCAGAAATATTGAATATACAGGAATATGGACCGAATCATTTACCTACACAAAACAAGGTTTATCTACACATTCTAAAGAATAGAGATGCTGGAAAGCCTTGTATACTCGAATTCGAAAACGACCTAATGTACAATAACTTAATTGAATGCTGACGACAAGTATTAACTTTTAAAAACATTTGGCTGAATATGAAGACGTATACTTTTAACCTCGACAATAATACTAGTTTCAAGAACAACACCTTTCACACTTGGAAGGACTACTCTAAGGATCTTGATAACCTTATACATGCTGATATAATGGAGAAGAATTATTATCTCAACTCCGATAACAGCACGACAGGAGACATCTACCTCGATAAGATGATTGGTATTAACAACGATGGTATCATTATAGGTAGCACTGGTCTGAAGGACGCTGATGCGTTTGCCAAGGCTGCCGATTTCCTTGCTAATTACAGTAAGCCGAAGAGTCTCAAGATCTCTTTGCCTTACGAGTATGGCAAAACCTATAAGCTTAGCGATGGTACTCCGATTATCTTCTTCGACGATTCGATTCAGATCGGCTTCGATCTTTACTACTTCGATGATTTTAAGAAGAAGAATTTCTTGAGTAACCTCACAGCTGGTCTTAAGAAGACTATCATTAGTATTTACACAAACGGTCTTAAGATTAGCATCATAAAATAAGAGTTTTAAACCATGATAGTACTACCTACAAATAAAGTTCCTGCAACTTCTACTAATCCTCAATATTTAGTTTTATACGGCCTGCCCAAAGCAGGTAAGACTAGTGCTGTAGCACAACTTGAGAATAACTTGATCATAGACCTCGAAGGCGGATCAAAGTTCATTGATGCACTTGCTGTACAAGCTCGTACAATCAATGATCTTGGAGAAATTGCACAAGCCATTCGAGCTAAGAATGAAGAAGTAGGACATAATTTTTACAAACACATTACAATCGACAACGCTACACGACTTGAAGACATTTGTATGTCTTATGCTTGTACTTTGTATCGCCGAACTGAACTTGGCAAAAACTGGAAAGGAGACGATGTTACAACATTGGCCAGAGGTGCCGGGTATAAGTATCTGCGAGATGCTGTCAAGAAGGTCATCGATATGTTCAAAGAGTTGTGTGACGAGTTTATTCTGATAGGACATGTCAAAGATAGTATCACCGATAAAGATGGAGAAGAAGTCAACGCAAAAGAAATCGACTTGGTCGGAAAACTGGGAAAAATCATTTGTGGAATGGCGGATGCTGTTGGATATGTGTATCGAAAAGATAACGAAACACACATCTCATTTAAATCCGGAGGAGATGGAACGATTATGGAAGCAAGAGCTCGCCATATTGCGGGAAAAGACATCATCATTGCCACAGGAGATGAGAATGGATCTATAACAACCTATTGGGATCGTGTTTATAAACCAGAAGTATAACTCAGAGTTAAATAAGAATTATGTATAGTACAAAAACAGCAACAACAAACAATCAGGAATTTAATGGTTCCTATATGCCTGTAGGCATCAACGAGAATGTAACTTTAAAAGAAGTTAACGTAAACAAAAGTCCTAATGGCCGTGATTTCTTGGAGATAATATTTGAGAACGCACAAGGACAGACGGCAAGTATGACAGAGTGGAAGAACGAGAAGAACATGTGGATTAAAACCGACGAAGATCTTCAGAATCGGGATAATCAGCAGTTTGGTCGTATTCTGCAGGTTATATACTGTTATTATCCTGAGGAACAAGTTAACTTTGAAGGATCATCTTTTGTTGAGATGATCAACTGGGTTAAGCAAACGTTTGACGCAGTAACCGAGAAGAAAGCTTATCCTCTTCGTCTTAAGGTTGTTTACGACAAGAAAGGATTTACTAAAGTAAGTTCTCTTGGTACTTTCGTTGAACCTATGAGTGTAACAGAGTCTCAGATTAAGCTTTGGAAGAATGATCTTCTTGAGCGCCCTGTCCAACCTGACAAGGAGGACGATCCGCTCAGCACAACAGCTGCTCCGGTGACTGCAGACTCTACAGGTGCTGACGACCTGCCTTTTTAATTCGTGGTATTATAAACCATACAACGAATATACCGGAAACGGTTTACTAGAGCAAATGGTCAGTGGTGGATGTTGACTTCTGTCAACCCTGGAGCATGAATGGTTATTGGGGAGTCCGATTCTCCCCCATGCTACTATACCGTCCAAGTCTGTGAAGATATAAATAGAGCATAAAAGATTGTGATCAGGATAATATACTAAAATGCTTATATTCTTTTAAGTTCACTGCAGCTCTAGGACGGTATTTTAAATATATACAAAAGAGCTTATAAGCCATGTATAGTACAAAAACAGCTATCACAATGAGTCTTAGAGACTTGTTGGAGAAAGTGGATGACTATGACATTTATTCGTATTATTTAGGTAATTTCAAACCTGGAAAGCTTATGAACAGCCCATTAAGAACAGATGATAAAATGCCATCATTTGCTATATTTCCTACAAAAGACGGAGGTCTGTTATTTAAAGACCATGGTACAGGAATAGCAGGTAATGCATTAAAGTTTATCAAGCTTTATAAAGGTATTGAAAATAGATCTGATTTAGAACGAGAACTATTGCGCATCGTCCGAAAAACAAACCCAATGCGAGAGACGCGTAAAGCTACATACTCGAAAACGGTGGGCTTGGGGCCAATGGATTTCGGGATAGTCAGACAACCATTCACAGATGTGGATAAGCGATATTGGAAACAATTTCATATTAGTATTGATACTTTAAAAAAGTTCAATGTATTTAGCATTAAGTACTTCTTATGTAATAGAGTCGTCAGAGGAACCTACAAAGAAGACAATCCTATGTATGCATACAAGGTGGGAGATAGATTTAAGATTTATAGACCGCTTGCTTCCAAGTATACTAAATGGCGTACCAATCTGACAAATCGATACGTACAGGGATTGGCCGAGAGTCCACAGGAAGGTGGAAATCTCTTGATCATAACGAAATCTTTAAAGGACGTTATGTGTCTATATGAGATGGGATATAATGCTATAGCTGCATCAAGTGAAACTACTTTTATTCCAGATGATATATTAGATAGTCTGAAAAAGAAGTGGAAACACATTATTATACTCTACGATCGTGACAAAGCTGGAATGAAATCAGCTAGAGAGTATAGTAAGCAATACAAATTAGATGCAA